CTCGGGGAAGCCGACGTCGCCGCCAACGTGGGAAACGTAGTCGGGGCGGGCCTTAAGCAACTGGGCAACATGATACCGCTTGACCCTGGTAGGCGTGCCAGGAGTCACATACGCGCGATCCCCATTAACGCCAATCGGGACTGCTGGCTCCGCCTCTTGCTGCCCCAACGGGTGCAGCAAAATCACAACCAGCTCCGACATGAAGTTGGCATCAGCCATCAGCTGCTTGTAGTCGGCACCCGCCGGCACCTCGTCGATGAGTCGCTCTGGAGCAACATCAATGATCGGACCCGAAGTATCGTCAGCTTCCACTGACGGCTTCTTGGAAATGATTGTGGGAGATACCATCTTTATTATCCTCTGTGGGGTGGAGTGGTATAGGCTACCACTCCACCCCAGTTAGGTTAGCCGCGATACAGCTCGATAATGCACTCGTCATCCGTGGTAATCGGGCAACAGGCACTCACATCGAACTGGATCTTACCGCCATCCAAAGATACACCAGCAGAGCCTTTGGCGACCATTGTCTTGTCCCCGGCGGCGACCTGGGTGTAGCCGGAATTGGTCAGATTCGTGGTGTCATCAAGATACCACTCACCCACGGTACCATCCGTGGTGTTAAGGATACGGACCTTGCCGGGGGCAAAGACAGCACCATCAGCGGCAGTTAGGTAGAAGTCAGCAGCGGTGTAACTACCGTAGATAAGCAGACGCACAACATCAGAATTAGGCGTACCGCCCTGGCTGAGGGTCTGTACCCCCATGCCAGTAACAGCAGAAGCAGCAACATAGGCCATGAGATTACTCCGTCAAAGTCAAAGTTGGATTGTTATTGGCCGCATAGTCAGTGTCGGTGACACCAGCATCAGCATCAAGCTGCGCTGTAATACCAGCAATTGCAGCCGCCAGAGCGGTAAGATCGGTAAGGATCGTAGACAACACAACGTCAAGTGCCCGTTGTGTTGCTGGATCACTAACCTGCTGAGTATAGTCTTGCAAGCTAGCCATTAGTTACCTCACAGATCCGTGGCGCCGATTTCAATAACCGCCATCCAGTCCTGGTTGGTGATCTCAGCAGCATGCCAGGTGCCGGCCCAGACATACCCACGCTGGCCGCCCGGATCGGACTTGCTCCTGACGTTGTGCAGGATGTGGTTGGCGTCGATGGAGTTCATGCCGCGCAGGGCGACCTGCTTGAACGCATTCTGGCCCAGCACGATCATCGGATAGACATCGATGTTGGTGGAGTCATCTGCCTTGAGGCCAGTTGCACCAACGGCAGCACCACCAGCGGGGTAGTAGGTCAGCTCGGCACTGAGCATGAACCGGAAGCCGTAGGCGGAACCGATCTCAGCCGGAGAGATAGGCTGCTGCATACCATACTCTTCGACGCCCTTGAAGTCGGCCAGGGCGCGGATGTCGTACTCGAGGTCGGGATGGCAGTACACCGGGTAGCTGGCCTGGATCGGGTAGACAGCGTACTCGGGGCCGGCTTTCAACGCCTTGTGCTGCGGCTTGCAGTAGTACCGCTTCAAGTCACGCTTGACCTTCTCAAGCAAATTCTTGGTGATGGTGCCGTTGACCGTGGCGGTCGTGGTGCCCGCACCACCGTAGAAAGCGTTAGTAGCAGCCTTGAGTTTGCCGTAGTTGTACAACTCGCGAACCAAGCGAATGCGGGCACCAGCGAACTCAACTTCCTGCGCCGGGATGTCATCCTCGTATAGTTCAGCAGTCTCGTTGCTGTAGGTGTACAGCACGTCGAACTGATACTGCGTTGCAGTGATGATCGTGGAGGTGATGGACTCTGCGCCCCTGGTCACACCTTCCGAGGTGCGATGGTAGTCTACAATCTCGTCATCCTTGCCGGCGGCGACCCACTGGTTATCAACACCAACAGCACCAGTACCGGAGGGCAGGATAAAGCGCTTCCACTTGAGGGTCTTGCCGGAGTTCTTTGACATCTGCTCAGTATCACCAGCGGAACTCAAGCACTCTTCAAACATGGCATGCTGCAGAATCATGCCCTTTACTGCACCGATGCGGGCAGTATCAGTCGCAAAACGATGGCCAGCCATTGTATTTACCTCTTAGCTTGCCTGACGAAATACACTGGCAAACCCATCCGCTTCGGTGCGGAGCTGGCTGCCACCTGTAGTAGAGCGGCCAGACGAACGTGTCTGAGCTGCCCCGGCAAGTCGAGTGGCTGAAGCGCCGGCCGACTCTGACGCTTGACGCGTCTGGTTCCTATAGAAGGTGTCGAACACCTTGAATGCCTGCCCATAAGCATATGGGTCGGCTACGCTACCATCCTGGCGGCGCGCAGTGAGCGCAGTGCGAGTCGCGTTATCAGCGCG